CTACAGTTATTGGCGCGTCTCCTATGGAGTTCGCAAGTATTACTTCTCCTTTTTTTGAACCTCGTCCAATTGAGACTAGTGTGTTTGATTCTGTTCAGACATTTTCTGATGAGTGTGTTGACTCTGTTGCTGCATTTTTTGCTCCTAAGACCCTTAGTGCGTCTGGTGAGCAGGTTGCGCCTAAGCCAACTGTACTCCAGAAACTTGTAGCTGATAATTTATCACCACTTGTCTCTGAAGCGATTGAGAATCATTCTGAGGAAGTTGCCAACCATCTTGTTACCGCGTTTTTTAATAAATGCGAAGAAAAATTAAGCTCGTTTTATTCGGAAACGAAGAAAACTATGAGCGAAAATCCTGTTGCTGTAACAGGTGTTGTCTCCAGTGTTGCTGCTGGGTTGACAACAGGACTCTGCGCTATTGGTGGAGATCCTGAAGATGTTGCTATGACGGCTGCTATATCTGCGTCATTAGCCGCCTGCCTTACTGGTAGTGCCGCTATCTTAGCAACGAAGGAAGTTTATATGACAGATTTTGTTAAACTTTCTTCAATGGGTAGTATGTTCATTACTTCGTCGTTGTTTGTACTTTCGGTTAAAGAAATTATAAAGTTAGTGAAGAAGTATCATTTTGATAGTACTATTCCGGAAGCGAAAACCGAACCGAGCAATATGGGCATGATAGCCGATGTTTGTCTTAAGGTTGGTGTTTTTGCTGGTTTAGTTGGTATGTTGGGGGGTAACTCCTCCGATTTACGTTCTATAGTTGGTGTTTTTAGAGATATTAAAACATCTTTTAGTGTTGTTTCTGGGTTGTTTACATCTGGAACAGAAGTCCCTGACGTGGAGAAAATAATTGTTGATGACTCTATTTTGGAGAGTCGTAAGTCTGTGTCCTTGGTTAATCTTGGAAAGATATCCGATTATTTTGCGCGTCGTGTGGAACCTACTAATGCCAATTATGTTGAGATTGTTGATGATGATGTTCCTTGTATTACAGTGTCGGTCAAATATGTTGGAGAAAAATATATTGAAACTGTTACTGGTTACAAAACGAGTAATTATACTCGTGGAACTAGTTATCATGTAGAGATGTTGTCGTTGATTAGTAATAAGCTTTTGAGTATTTTAGAAATTCGAAAGATGGAAAATATTGACACATCTACAATTAATTATGAATATAGAATTCATGATGAAATTGTTGTTGAGGAGTTTGTCCCTTACACTGAGCAGCTTGTTGTCCTAACTGGAAAGATAGAGACATATGTCAAAGACCACTTATCACAGTTTGCGATAGGAGGTTTGGTTCTTGCATCAATTGCAACTGCTGCTTGTGTTGGGCTGGGTATTTATCATGGATCTGTGGTGAGTGCTACTCCGCCTGTTGGTTTTAAGTTTCCTTCTCCAAGTTATAAACTGGAGTCTGGAAGTGAAACTGATATCCCTGTTGGATTTGTTCTTCCGCCTAGTGATTTTAGATTTGAAGCTGATGTGTATCCCACACAGTTTGAGGTTGATTATGATGCGATGTTGGAACGGATTGAAAAACTCCAAGAGACCACAATGAAAATAGTTTGTGGTTCCGTTTACAAACATGAGGCTGGTAAGAATTTGAATTCTGCTGATCGTGGTAAGTTAAATCGTGCTAAGGAGGAGAAAGCTCGCATTGAACGTGAGAATCGTGAGTATAAAAACGAAATACGTCAATTGCGTCAGGATTATGACAGGGAAGATGTTGATGAGTGGATTCGTCAGAAAAACGATATTCAGGAAAGAATGGAAGATTTTGAAAGATATGGAAATTCTCATAATCAGGTTGAGCGTCAAATGTATGACACCCTGAAGAATGAGTATAATCGTCTTAAGAATAATATTTTTGAGGTTTATGATTTGTATCAGAGAACTGAAAATGTTCCAAAGGTTTCCGCTCAGTGTTCTGCTGAGTCTCAAGTACCAATAGCTTGCCCCGAAGCCAAGACTGGTGATGAGGTTACTATTGATGATGTTAAATATGTAATTGGACGTATTTATCCTTCTCCAGCTGTTAAAGTTGTTATAGAGAAGCCTAAGCGTCGTAGAAACAGAAGAAAACCTAAGAAGGTTGAAGCTGCTCCTGCTGTTTTTGACAATAAGGGTAAAGGTGTTAAGTCTGAGCCCAAGAAATTTGTTAAGAAATCAGTAGTTGAAAGTAAGCCGAAGATATCTGATGTTATGCAGAGAAGTTGTTTTATTTGTGGTAGTAAAGTCCACTTGTCCTTTAGTTGTGATAAGAAACCTATTGGATGGAAACAGTATTCTAAGCAAATTTGGGAAAGTATGAGCCCTGCTGAAAAAGCAGAGACAGCTCTGTTTAACCGTAATTTGTTGAAGAAACCTGTTGTTAAGAAACAAGTTAAGCAACCTGAAAAGAAGGTTGTTCAGCAATCTGCATCTATGCATGAGCCCGTGAGAGGGAACATGCCATTACATGATAATCAGATTCCTATTTATTATCCGAAGGCTAATAATAGTGCGTGCCCCAATCATGATTTTTGGGGAACTATGGATAGAGTTACGTTTGATAAAGTTAATTATGTTGTAATTACTGAACATCAACTCTTGAAAGAAGTCTATTATTGTCCTGAAGAGGGGAAGTTTGAACTTCTCCCTCCGAAAGATAAATGGGAAACTTTTGGGAAAGGTACAATTTCATATTGTAGAATTCCAGTGAATAGTTTGAAAGCTATGAAGCGACCGGGCCAGGCTGTGTCCGTGTCAGCTCCTCAGATAGGGGTTGATATTCCATGTATGTATTTTGGGTTAAATCCTAGAACCATGGAACGTGAATTGTGTGCAACTGTTTATAGCTGGGATGGTAGAGAAACGAGTGATTTAGTTCACTCGGCCACTTCTGCTAATTTTAGTTGTGGCTCTATGCTTTATGATAGTAAGTTGAAGTCGATTGTTGGTTTGCACCATGGATCTTTGGGTCCTGATGCGAAACATGGAAACAACAATTTGTGCTCCCCTTTAAAAGTGATGGGGTTGCGCCAGTAAGCATTCCCCCCCCCAAAGCACATGGCGCACATGTGGAGATGAGAATCCCTCATGTGCAACTTTATAAAAATATGAGGATTGTTGGAACGCTGCCTGGTTCCGAAATGAAAGACGGAACTTTATATAGTCGCCGCCAGTCCCCATATGCTAAATTGTATGGTAACGTTAGCTATGCTGATTTGAGTCAGTTAGCACGTAATGAGTTTTACGTTGTAAATGCTACCAAAACCAACTATTATAAAACTGTTAATAGTTGGGATGTGAAACCAGAATACTCATTTGAGGGAACTTCGAGCCATGAATTTGGTTTGGTTTTCTTTGATAAGTACTATGGAATGATAATGTCTGATTGTGTAGCGAGTTCAGAGGAGATATGTGGATACATTGATTGGTCCAAATCTCCTGGTTGGCCGCACACTTTTTATGGTTTTAAGACTAAAGCTGAGTTAGTTAGAGCTCTCCGTGATACCTTGTTTTTTGATAGAACAAGTACATTGCCTATATGGAATGTTTCCGGTAAAGTTGAGTTTAAACGTCTCGCTGAAATAGAAGACTATAAGTTGCGTTTGTTTCAGATCCCTAGTTTTGAGTTACTTTATTCCCAATTGAAGTTTGGAAAACGTATATCACTAAGGTTGATGAATAAACATTGGTCTGCTTATGGTTTTAATCCATATGGAGGAGGTTTTGATAGGTTAGCACGTAAGTTGCTCTCAAAACGCTGGAGAGGTTGTTATGACGTCTCGGGTTGGGATAAGTTTTTACCACTACTCCATGACATATTTTGTATTCTTAAGAAGCGAGGTAATATCCCCGAAGATGAGATTGAAGAATTTCTCTGGATGGCGGATAATACTTGTAACTTCTTATTGAAAACTACTGATGGTAATGTTTTGAGAAAAACGTATGGTAATGCTTCAGGTTCTGGAACTACCACTCGTGATAATATCTTTGGACATATCATTATTTTTGCTGCTGGACTGTTTAGTGCTTATTTAGAGAAGCACGGCACTCCACCTCCGTTTTCACTTGTTTTTGATCAAATAGTGTTCCTATATGGTGATGATAATGTTTTCTCTCTTGATGATGAGTTTTCTTTATTGTGTGATGCTGATTTCCTTGGTAAACATTTGGCTCGATATGGACTTAAACTGAAGTTTTTCTTCGGTGGGTTGGATGCAGATTTGCAGACCCTGTCCTTTCTTGGAGCCTCATTTACAGAGATCAATGGCCTGTGGTATCCTAAGTATGATATCACTCGTCTAGCTACAACAATGATTTATGAGCAAGGTCGTATGACGCTTGCTCAACATTTATCTAAAGCTTTCACGTTGATGATGATGTCTCGCCCCTCGGCTGAGTTTTCTATCTTTTATCGTGCATATAGCAATCTAGTTAACAGTGAAATAGTTCAAAACAACTTAGATGACCCAACTGTCAAAGCATACGCCTTTATTGGCGTCCCTGAAATTCATTTAATAGATGCTTTTTATTGCGGACAGGAGAGTTCTAGTTATGATGGTCTGGTGTTACATTTTTCTCCGGATCTCCTAGAGCCTTTTTAAGTTGTGGAGGATTCTTACATTTTTGGTAATG